CGTCATAATACTCCTTTCCGCAAGACTCTCTGAACTTACCAGTCCAGAAAGACTTGTTCTCATTAACTACAAGACCGAAATCTTGTAGAGTAGAGACGACAGAGTGCACATAATCTACAGGGACGATAATATCATCCCCGTAGACTCGCACCTTTCCGACAAAGTCCAGAAGGTCTTTGTTGGTAAGTGGGCGTCTTAGCACTTTCTCAATCCCATAGAAGACAAGGGTCACAAAGACCATTGCTTCTATAGGAAAGCAAAGTGCTGAACCCATAGATGCGAACTTGGCTAGGCGAATAACGCCATGGCCAGGCACATCAGCCTTCCTACTCCTCGTCGCATCCAGACCCCTGGAAAACCAGGTGAATGGTGAGAAGAGGCATCGTACGAGCTGATTGGAAACCCTATCGGAAGCTTCACTCAAATCGAGTGTCGCTAACTCTCCTGTTAGAGAGCCTTCACGGGCCATCTCCTGGTTAGGAGTTTGGTCGGTGAAGCCGATAAAGTTGCTGCAGAGGTTGTCACTTCTCTCCAGCAACGGCACGAGTTCCCGCAAAATCGCTTGCTGCATATATTGCATAACAGCAGGCTCAATTGCGATAATCCGTGGAGTTTTCAGCGTCTTAGGTACCGTGATGACCCTAACAGGCATCTCGGCGCCGGGTTCGATCAACTCTGTAGGCGGACTCTCAAGAAAATGAGATACGCTTGGAAAGAGGTATTCCGATTCCTCGAAAACCTCCTGCAAGCGCACCGTCCACGACCTAAGATTGTACTTCGCGTTTCCGCGAAGACGATCTGCAGTCGCGCCGGGTCCATGCTTGGGAATGAGGTCTCCATCGAAGATCTTGCGATCAACTTTGGATAACACATCCCCAAACACAACTGTCGCAATCCTTTGAGCACGACGAAAATCATCGTAGTCAATGGATTGGTCGAGAACCTTGAGTTGATTCTCACACTTGACATAAGCGTCAAATGCTGCCTTGTTCCGCGCATCACTGCACGGAAGATATGTTTTGCCAAACAGATTTGAAATCTGTCTAACACACCATATCGCATCAATTGACGGTTCGTCAAGAAGACGTCCATCACCAGTGCTGAAGATGAGGCTGGTGAAACCCGAAAGAAATTTCGGGAGACACCCATCTCTTTG